CTGGCGCCTTGACTCCGCTCGCGGCGCTCGCGGCGCGGACGCATGACGGGCGCCGGCGAGCTCGAGCGGTCGAGGCGTTTGCCGGCGCCGCGGCGGCGATCGGGCCGATCGATCCTGGGATGAGCCTGTTTCTGGTCACTCGCGGGCAATTTTCAATGCTCGACATGATTCAACACTGTCTATCTGAGCTCGGGCCGTCGCATCTCTCGATCTGGACGTGGGCGACGGCGGACTATGACGGCGGGAGCGTGTCGGCGCTCATTCACGATCGGCGGGTTGTCTCGGGGCGGCTCGTGATCGATCGGAGTCAAGAGGTACGGAATCCGGCGACGGTGGCGCTCTGGCGGGACATGTTCGGCGCCGATCAAGTGCGGGTCTGTAAGAATCACGCGAAAATGGCGCGGATCTGGAACGTCGATCGGCGGGTGCTCCTGCGCGGGTCTATGAACTTGAACTTAAATCCGCGGTTCGAGCAAGTCGACATTACGGAAGGCGGGCCGGCGTTCGAGCTCGTGGCGCGGCTCGAGGCGGAATTACCAGTCCTGCCGGCGCTTTGTTCTAATGCGGACGCCGAATCGGCCACGGGCGTAAATCTCGCGGCGGAGCGGTCGGAGCTCGATCTATTCCGTGGGCTCAAGGTGTGGGCGAAGTAAAGACGCGGGCGGAGGTGGTCGCGTTTCTGGTCGATCGCGGCGCCAAGCGCGATCGGGCGGCGCTCTACGCGGACGCCTACCTTGAGTATCTCGAGGCGTCGGCCAACATTGCGGAACGGGGCGCGATGGTGCTCCATCCAAGGACAATGAATCCGATCGTGAATCCGTATCTCGAGATCCGCGATCGGGCGCTCTACAAGCTCCGCCGGCTGCGGGTGCCGGCGTGCGAGGGGCTGTGGTGATGGCGGAGATCGATATTTTCGACATGCGGTACTTCTGGTACGTCGGGCGGTACTTGGTGTGGGTCGGCGTGCGGTTTCCCTGGCTCCATATCAAGCGAAGCAAGGCGCGATGACAGCGCCGGGAATCGCATCTATCGTGTTCTTACCTGTAAGACTCCTTATCGTCGTGATGGCATTGGCGATCGCATGGGTGGTAATTAGGGAGTTCCGGAGGCGGCGGGAATGAGGCCGCGGGTCGATCCGATCTGGTTTATCAATAACTTGTCCCACACCAAAGGCGAGTTTGCCGGTAAACCGTTTAACTTGCGTCCCTGGCAATTACGGATGATCAAGGCGCTATTCAAGCGGCGCCGTGACGGGTTGCGTCAGATTCGTACGGCGCTCTGGATGCTTCCGCGCAAACAGGGGAAAACAGAGATCGCGGCGGCGATTGCGCTGTACCTGCTCCTGGGTGACGGCGAGATCGGCGGGGAAGTGTATTCGGCCGCGGCCGATCGTGAGCAAGCGTCGTTGGTGTTTAACGTGGCGGTCGCGATGATTCGTAATGAGCCGGATCTACTGGCGCAAGTCGAGATCGTGGAATCGCAAAAGCGGATTGTGCATCGTCGCTCCGGCTCGTTTTATCGCGCAATCAGCGCGGAGGCGTATTCAAAACACGGCTTTAACGCCTCGGGGATCGTGTTCGATGAGCTCCACGCGGTAGGAACCGATCGCCGGCTCTATGATGTGCTCGCGACGTCGATGGGCGCTCGGGCGCAACCGTTACTACTGGCGATTAGTACCGCCGGCTACGATCGACACTCGATCCTGTGGGAGCTCTATCAGCATGGAAAACGGGTGCTCGAGCATCCGGCCTTAGATCCGACGTTCCTGCCGGTGATTTACGAAGCGCCGGCGGAGGCCGATTGGACGGATGAGCGGGTGTGGCGGCGGGCAAATCCCGCGTTAGGCGATTTCCGGTCGATCGAGGAAATGCGGACGATGGCGGCGCGGGCAAAAGAGATTCCGGCGCAAGAAAATACATTTAGGCGCTTGTATCTCAATCAGTGGACGGAGCAGGCGTCGCGGTGGATCTCGATGGCGTCTTGGGACGACTGCCTCACGCCGGCGCTCGAGCGGCGGGCGCTCGCCGGCCGGCGGTGCTATGTCGGGCTCGATCTGAGCTCTACGACGGATTTAACGGCGATGGTGGGCGTATTTCCTGACGGCGCCGGCTTCGATGTGCTGCCGGCGTTCTTCGTCCCAAAAGATCGGCTCGAGGAACGCTCGAGGCGTGATCATGTCCCATATACGGAATGGGCCAAACAAGGGGTAATCACGGCGACGCCTGGAAACACGGTCGATTACCAAGCGGTGCGGGCGACACTTAACGCCTGGGCAAAAGAGTTCCGGATCCAGTTCGTGGCGTTCGATAGGTGGAATGCCGTGGCGCTCGTGGCGGATCTCCAAAGTGACGGGTTCCAATGCGTGGAAATGCGGCAAACCTTCGCTGGGCTCACGGCGCCAACTAAAAGCCTCGAGGCGGCGATCCTCTCCAAGCGGCTCCGGCATGACGGGCATCCGGTCTTGAGGTGGAACATGTCGAACGTAGCAGTTGAGACGGATGCGGCCGGCAATCTCAAACCGTCAAAAGCGGTGAGTACAGAGCGGATCGATGGCGTGGTCGCGTTGATCATGGCGGTTGATCTCATGGATCGGCAATCGGCGGTTGTGGCGCCTAAGTACGAAATGGTGGTGATAGGGTGAGGCCGCGGGGCCGGCCGCGGCTCGCGGAGGATGACGAGTCCGTCAGTATCGCGTTTCGGGTGACGTCGAAACAATTCGATCGGACGGAGCAAGAGGCCAAGCGGGCGGATCTGCCGTTGGCCGAATGGCTCCGGCGCGTCGTGGATCGGGCGGTGCGGGAAAAATCAAAGGTATGAGGGGGCTCCGATGATTTCGACGTTGATCTCGGTCGTGATCGTGTTGCTGATTCTCGGATTTGTCGTCTATTTGCTCGAGACGTACGTACCCATGCCTCAACCGTTCCGAATCACAATCCGGGTAGTGATTGTGATCGGGCTCTTGCTCTGGCTGGCGCGGCTGGCGGCGTTGTGGGGCGTGGCGTAGCGTTCCACGTTCCACGTGGAACCGTTTCCAGAATTGCACAAGGCTGCACGGTTTAGCGTGGGGGCCGGCGCGGTGGAGTGTCTCCTGGCGGGGTGCGAGCTCGTAGCCAGCGGGCCGCGGCGGCTTTTTTGGCGTGGGCGCTCCGCTCCGCGGCGGGCGTTTTCTCCCATCGTGTTTTAGCCATAGATACCGCCGCGGCGTTTTTCGCTGGTCTGGTCATGCTCCGGATTCTACCTTCAGGAAAATTAAGAGGATCTCGCGTTCCTGCTCAATCTGATCTAGGCGGAGGCGGGCGCCGGCGATCGCTAACGTGGTCACGGCGGCGCGGGCAAGGCGTTTGCCGGTGAGCGGTAAGAGCTCGCCGGCGGCGGCGTGTCCATTAGCGGCGGCGGCGCGGCGAGCATAACTCGCCTTCATGCCGTGGCTAATCTTCTGCCTCGCGGCGGCGTCGTGTTTATGGGCTGGGACGCCGGCGGCTTTCTGGCGTTTGGCGTTTCGTGTCCTGGCCTTGGCGGCGAGTCTCCGGATCTCGGAGAGTTTGGCGCGGTTCTCCGGCTTTTGGGTCCAATGCGTTGTCTCTGGCATTTGTTCTCCTGGGTGAGCGGGTTAGGCGGATCGCGGGTACTTCAATTTCGCCGGCGCGGTGATGTCGAGGTCGGCGGCGCGGGTACCTAGGTACTTGGGCGGCTCGAGTCGGAAGTGCGAGTAGATCACTTGTTCCAGTACCCAACTGACAGATTCGCCACGGCTCCAAGCGATCATTTTCAGCGCGTGTTTGACGTGTTCGGGGATCGCGTGGGCGTTCCTGGCGCGTCTGAGTCCGCTCGCGAGTTTGGGCGCGATGTGCTGCGTGGTCGGCCGTTTCGGCATAGGCGCAGCATACGAGCGCATGCATGGGCTAGTCCATAACTTTTGATTTCTGTCAAAAGAAATAGGCGACCTATGGCGGCGGGTGTTCTGCTCGTCCCGCTGTGGATCGGGCCTATTCCCTCCTTGAGATCAAGTCAGTAGACAGCGCGGCGCGGCGGTTCTCTGGCGTGGCAAGTACGCCGGAGCTCGATCGGCAAGGTGACAGCGTCGATCCTCGAGGGGTCACGTTTAGGAATCCAGTTCCCCTCCTGTTTCACCACGATACAAGGCAACCGATCGGACGGGTGACGCTCACGGCCACGGCCACGGGGATCCTGTTCGATGCGGTCTTGCCGGCGCTCGAGGATCCGTCTCCGCTCAAGTCGCGGGTTGATGATGCCTGGGCCTGTATCAAGGCGGGCGTGATCTCTGGTGTCTCGATCGGGTTCCGGATCCTAGATTCGGCGGTCGAGTACGCCGGCGCCGTGCGAAAGATCCTCAAGTCTGAGATCTGCGAAGTCTCCATCGTCACGATTCCCGCAAACGCAAACGCAACGATTTTGAGCGTGAAGGCGCTCGCCTGCCAAAAGGGGCCGATCATGAAGCAAACAATCACGGAGCATATCGGGGCGCTCGAGGCCAAGCGGGCGGCGCTCGCGGGGCGTATGACAGAGATCATGGAATCCGCGGCCGGCGACGCGGTGACGCTCGGGGATTCTGAGCGGGCGACGGAGCACGATGGCTTGAGAGATCAAGTTAAGAGCATCGACGCGGATCTCGTGCGCTGGCGGGAGCATGAGCAACTGAACATCTCGAGGGCGGCGCCGGTGCCGGTGCCGGCGGGCGCTCCGCGTACTGTGCCGTTCGTCTCGGTGCGTCCAAACGTGGCGCCAGGGATCAAGCTGGCGCGGTTGGTAATCGCGAAAGTGGCGTCTAGGTACGAAGGCTGCGATGCGGCGACGTACGCGGAAAAACGTTGGAGCGATTCCACGCCGGAAGTGGCGCTAGCACTCAAGGCGGCGGTCGCGGCCGGCAACACCACGGA